ATGTTTACTACAATTATGTTGTCAACTTTCCGGATTCACTTGCGGGAATTGAAGATTACTTGCGCAACACTTAACCACTTTTTTTGATATTAAAAAGGTTCAAGTAATGGTTTAAATTTGTTTTTAAACTGGTTGATTTTCCCCATAAAAGATAGGCCGATAAAGAGCCTGCATTTACTTCATTCCAATTTTCATTTACACTATGCCGTTTCAAATAATTTTCACGCTTATGTTTATCGTGATGGTCTAAATAGGTTGATGAATTTTTACTACCAAAATGAATCGTCAAGTTGGGATCTGAAAATTTTATGACCAGTTTTTTACTTGGATTCGGAGAATGATTCAATGAAATAAACTTCATGATTTATATCAAGATTTTAAAAATCTACTCAAGATGAGTATTTTTTCATTTTGATCGGCAATCTTTTTTTTCATTTCGTTTATACAACAAGCCTGGTCATTCAATAACTGAACGATTTCATTTCCATATATTTTTTTATCACCCATTTTTACATAAAAAGATCGATCTATGTTTGCTTGTAAAACGTCCGGTTTATGTTCTGGTAAGCCTTTATCATATAGTTTTAACATAGTATGTATATCATGCATGAAAAACTGATAAACTGGTTCTTTAATAAAGTCTCTCATAGTAAGCGTTGTTTCTTTCATGAATTTATTTGTTTTCAATAACTTTCTTTTATCAAATGTGTTATGTTCATGTGAAACAACCAAGATTGTTTTTATCGGGTCGAGTTGAACTACCGGAATAGTATAATTTTTTAAAAAGTGGTTTTCTTCCGACATGCATGCCGTTTCATCGTAAGAAGTTTGTTGCAGTAACTCGCGTTTCATGGCAAAAGTCCCTGCTGTTGCATGATTTTTCCCATAAGGTCCAAACTCTATAATCTTTTGAATTTCATGAAAATATACATGAATTACACTTGAACCCGCACACAAAGCATCTGAATTGGTAAGCATTTCAACGGCATGGGAAATTCTGGTAGGAGGGTAATAATCATCATCATCCATGTAGATTAAAATGCTTCCTGTTGCATAAGAATTCATCAAATTTCGTTTTTTACCAAGACTCATTTTTTCGGTAAACCGATAATATTTTACCTGAGGCAAATGTTCAACTAAATCTCCTATAGGGTCGGTTCCATCATCTACAATAATCCACTCAACTTCTCCTTGATAATCTTGATGCTGAAAACATTGTATCATACTTGGAATAAATGGTCGACGATTGAACGTAACTGTACATACCGAGATCATACTAAATGTTAGGACTATAACTTTAAGATTTTTTACGTTTTAATAGTTCATATAAAAGATAAATAAATCCAATAAGTACACCAGATGAAACTGGCGTAACCAAATATGTAAAGGATGCTTTTAATGTTAACATCATGAATATGACAGTTAAACTTATCTTGTGTTTTATAAATTCATGAAACATTTTACGAATGCCATTTGTATATAAAAAGGGTGAAAATAAAAGAACAATAATGCAATACATCCACACGCACAAGGAAATACACATCCACCACGGTACAAAAGCCATGGGCATGAAACATCCAATCATTCCAATAAAACAAGTATTGATCAAACACGATACCGTTATATCTTTACAAATACTAATACCATAAAACCATGCCGTAATAAAAGAAAAGGTAAACATAAATCCACAATCTTTTGAAAGAGTCATTGATCCAATAAGGGCCCAGAAAAAACCAATAAACAGTAAGATTGGTGGGAAAATACAAGAAATCAAAATGTAGGGTAAAATGTAAAAAACAAAAAGGTCACCAAAGCAATTATTTGATACTAGTTTACTTACTTCAGCCGTTGAATGAAATAACCCTCTTACTCCTGCAAATAAGTAAGCACATGTTTTTATCATCCAGTTCATAAATTGATGTTGTACTCCTGTACCTTTTGAAACTTGATTATATGGAAATCCCAACGATTTCATAGGCCAAAAATATTCTAATAATCCATGTATCAAGGTTCGTTTCAAAGGTATGGAATTGGATGCATATGGTAACTTGGATGTATCACATGGAAATAAATAGTTCAATTCCGTGTCTGACAAATGACTCCAGGCTGATATGGATCCTCCCATATATCCCGTACCCACAACAAGAATGATGATATTCATAATCTCTTTTACAAATCCTTGTATGTTACCTAATTGCAACGACATATAGTGTAATTATAAAATAAAAGTTAATATATGATTCCGCGAAAACTTTTTCAGACATGGGAAACAAAACCTCTATCGGACGAATTTAAAACACTTCCTCAATCATGGATTGATCACAATCCAACCTATGAATATATTCTGTTTGATAAAGATGACAGGTATAATTTTATCAAAGAAAATTTTGATGCTTCAGTATTAAATGCTTACTGTAAAATTGTACCTGGTGCATATAAAGCAGATCTATGGAGATATTGTGTTCTTTACATTCACGGAGGGGTATATGCAGATATAGATACCATTTGTAAATGTTCGATTGATGATTTTCTTAATGAAACGATTAAATTTATAACCGTGGTTGATATAACAAATCAGGTGGGATATAATTTATTTAATTCATTTATAGCAACTATACCCAAACATCCTATAATGTTGGACTGCATAAAACGTATTGTGTATAATGTTGAACATAAAATCATTAAAAATTCATTGGACTTTTCTGGACCCGGCGTTTTGGGAAAGGCAACCAATATTTTTTTAGGGATGAAGGAAACTTCATCGTTTGTGAACAAAGAAGGGATACACGGATCTGTTAAACTTTTAAAATTTAATAAAAATGGAAATATAGGAGACGGGACTATTCTATTTCAAAACAAAAACGGAAATGGTAGGATTAAACAAATTTATATTCGAGAAGCATCAAAAATAAAAGACTATGTTAATTTTGGTAAGTGTAAAAAAATTATTATGTGATATGTAGAAGCAAAATTTTAAAACTTAGCGCATTGTGTTGACTCAAGGTTAATGTTTAACATCTACCATTTTGTCTTTTTAACATTGATTTGTTGAACATTTTTTTTCCCTGCTTTGGGATCATAAATATCGGTTTCTTCTGGCATATTTTTGGACAGTTCCCAAAACTCTTTGGATCCAAGTTTAAAATTAGCATGTGGTTCAGCCTTGTACCAAAAGATTTGATCGGTTAATTTATTGCTTTTGGAATTGTTATTAATGACTAAACATTCATAATTTTCAGTACACTGGTCCATGACTTGACAGAACGATTCAAAGGTGGGAAACATACCAGCATAATTTTCATAAATTCGTTTTCGATTATTAATATAAGGTTCTCTCAGAATAAACACGTAATCAATGTTGGTTCGGAGATTAGGAGGAATTCCAAGAGGATATTGCATCGTTATAATCAACATGATTTTCCAATGCCGTCCATTCATAAATAATAATCGCATTAGTTTATCTTTGGTCCACCCAGCATCATAAAGACAATCGTCCAAAATACAAAACGCTCGTGGATCAATGTTACACTTTTTGTAAACTTTCATTTCTTCCACGACTTGTTTCATACATTGTTTTTGACGCTTCAGAATATTTTCAATGATTCCACTACTGTATTCATCATGAATGAATAATTTGGGAACGTGATCACTGTAAAAAGAGTTTCCTGCTTCCGTTCCTGATATAACGGTGCCAATTGGAATATCTTGTTGATAAAATAGCAGATCTCGAACTAGATAACTTTTACCAGTATCACGTCTACCTATTAAAACTACGACTGGACCCATATTTTCGGTACATTTAAACCGAATGGATCGCATGTCAAATTTTTTAAGTTCTAGTGTCATATGATCTACGCCCAAAATAAAAGTATTTACTTTAAACGTAAAAATTGATTAAATATTATTCATTTACTAAAGTATAATGGAGTTCTGTGAAGTATGTGACAATATGTTATTTATTGCAAGCCGTGAAGAAGATGGTGTAGCAAACCTGTTGCATGTATGTAGAAAGTGTGGAAACGAAAAAAAGATTCATGCATCTGTAGTATCGTCCATGACGTTTACAAAAAAAGAGCAGTATAACAGTGTCATTAATAAATACACAAAACTAGATCCGACTCTTCCTCGAATCAATAGTATTCCTTGTCCAAAGGCCGATTGTGTTAACCATACCAACTCAAATCCAGAGATTATTTACGTAAGATATGATAACGTTGATTTGAAGTATGCTTATCTTTGTCCAGAATGCGATACTATATGGAAAACAGATAAAAATTGAATTAAAAATATAGTATGAAATAAGTATAATGAGCGATGATGAAGTTGAAGAAGAGTACGAAGAATCAGATGATTCAGATGAAAATGATTCTATGAGCGATCATGAAGTGATTGAAGAATTTCAAATTGAGGATGACTCAACCGACATGAAGACTGAAATTAATAAAATTTTAAAAACGCCAAATTATATTGAAGAGGTTCATCCACAAGAAAAAATGGTAAATTATGAAGAGGTTATTTCTAGATGTTCAGTAATACGTGATGCAGATAAAAACATCATGGACGAAAATCACACCACCATCCCCATGCTCACAAAGTATGAATATACTCGTATTTTAGGGGTGCGTGCAAGTCAAATCGAACATGGAGCGCCTTTATTTATCGAGGTTTCCGATACTCTTATTGATAGTTATTTAATTGCACGAGAAGAATTACACCAAAAGAAACTACCGTTTATTGTTAAGAGACCTTTGCCAAATGGATCCATTGAATATTGGAAACTTGAAGATTTGGAAATTTTAATTTAACAAATAGGTTATGTAGATGTAGAACTCACATCTAATTTTGTAATACTTAATTGTTTCGTAAATAAAAATTTTTTTACACTTCTGTTGCGACGTTTTAAATTACAACCCAAACAACTAATTAAAACGTTCGGCGTGTTATGTCCCATGGTGTTATCGATTCTATCCAACGTCCATTGTTTCATGTCTCTAGAGGAATACTCCATTTTTAAAGGTTCTTTGCAGTAATAACAAGTATGATTACATTCGTTTAATTTATCTACCACTTGATTAAGTTTAATAAAATGAGTTGAACTAAAAATCTCATATTTATCATCTTGTGCTTTATATCCTCTTAATTTTTTAAGAATAGATTTTTCCATTCTTAAAAAATATATTTAAAATTACCAGTAAAGATAGTAAATTGAATTTTCAGTATAAACTACGTAATGATCTGACGCCTGCACCATCGACATGATAGGACTTGTAATCCAATCCCTTCCTTCAAAAATTCCAGTACACCTAAAGTAATTGTTTTGAACCTCAATGTTCCAAGAATACAAGATGTTCATTTCATAAAGAAATAAAAATCTATTTAAATCATTTTGATTCATGTTTGGGCTTTAAGTAAGTGTAAAAGGGAAATTCAGGAACACCAACATAATTCAAAATGATTCGGTCAAGTTCAATGTCCGGCAAATAAAATTGAGAAATCATTCGTTTTAGTTTTACACGAATACTTTGACAAAGTTTAGTATGATGAACAATTTTACGATTAAGGTTGCCAAGTTGAGATTCCATGTTTATACATCGGTTTTACTAAAAAAATCATTTTCAATTTTATCGCATTCCACCAATTTCAAGAGGTTGTCTAACCACATCAGGTTCAATG